CCCAGTTATGAGGCTCTTTATCTAATAGCATTCCTGTTAAATCGTTTTCGTGTAATCTTTGCATGATAACAATAAATACACCTATATCAGGATTATTTAAACGGCTTCTAAGTGTTTCATTAAAGAATCTATTTGCGTTATCTCTCTCAATATCTGACCTTGCTAGTTGAGGGTTTTGAGGATCATCAATAACAATAATATCAGCACCCATACCCGTTACCGTTCCACCTGTACTAGTGCTATACCTTAGACCGCTATTAGTAGTTGTATACCTAGACTTAGTATTCTCATCTTTAGAAAGTTTAACATCAGGGAAATGGCTTATAAACCAATCAGACTCTATTAACCTCCTTGATTGAGTTGATAAGGTTATTGATAGGCTTGCTGAATAAGATGAGCTAATAAACTGAATTGAGTCTTTTAATATCCAACAATAAACACTAAAGAAAACATTTACTAATTCACTCTTTAAAGTTCGTGGAGGTACATTTATTAATAGATGTTTATTTCTTGGCTTTCCTTCTACTATCCTGATGGCTTCCTCTTGTAATCTTTTACATAAGTATTCAATATGCCAGTTAGGAGTTAGCTCTTGCCCGTTGTGGATAGTTTTAAAAGCATCTAAAGTAAATCTATAAAATGACTTTTTATAAATACCTACCTTAATCTGTTTGTCTGTTAATTTTGTCGTTGATTTTCTCAAGTTGTTCTAGTTCTTCTAAGGACAGATTATCTATGTTTAAATTTGTTACCTCTTGTTTAATCTCTTCTTTGATTTCTTTCTTATCAGCCCAACCGAATCTGTTTTTCATGTTCATGTACCAACCAGTATAAGAAAACTCTCTATTCTCAAGCTCTGTGCGTCCTTTTGATAACCACCAAGCCTCACAATATCTCTTACACTTTTTTATGGTGTCTAAAAAATGTTTATCACGTTCAGATAAGTTGTATAAAGTTTGCCTACTAATATCAAGTTCAACTGCTAATTCAACAATACTAGCACCCTTTTTAGATAGGTTAATAATACTCTCCTCCCATCCCTCTGGTAAATCTTTTAATGTTATCAATGGTCTACCTTTACCTTGCATATCTATCTGTTATATCGTGATTAGGATTCTTTTTTAAAAACGTGTCAAATGATTCTTTTTCTACTTCTATTGCATGGAGAAAGTATCTTGTAATTCCATCAAACTCTTTCCTAACAGCAACTATAAAAATATTGTTTTTATCAACTACTTTATACTCATAGTTTTTGTAAATAAATACATCTTTAACTTTTAATCTGCCTACTTCAATCATCAAAATACTCTTTTATAGCATCACTTCCATAACCTAAAGCACGAGCCATTTGTTTACATAAATCAAAATACTCTTCTATTTTAATATCAGGCTTATCAGCTTTTATAGATATTTTCTCTCCGTAGTGACTTACTGATATTTTAAACTTCTTACTCATAATGCTATTTAATAAATATAATAAAATTTAATTATTCTTAATCAAAGTATTGTTTTTGTAATTGATCGTTAAACTCTTTAGTTAATTGTTGTATTGTGTTTACCATACTTATTTGGTCACTCTCATACATTTGCTTTTCTATTGGTAGAATCTTTTTCTCCAGCTCCTGAACAAATTTATTACCATAAAACTTTATTGATTTATTATAGATATTAGTTTCTTTTAAGTCATCAATATCTTCTAGTAAAGCTATTCCATTTGCTAAAAATCTCAATGCTGTTGATCTTAGTTGTTTTTTTTTATTTTCCATTTTTTGCTCTGTATTTGTTTATTTTAATTTTGTTTTTTATTTCCTGTTCTATGTCAATATTATAATGCTTTGCTAGGTTCAAGCATACCATTATAACATCTGCTAACTCTTCATTTAAATTACTGTATTGTTTAGGTCTTAAAGCTTCTTTTTCTAGCTCTTTAACCTCTTCATCTAGTTTATCAAGGAACTCAAAAAGCGTAGTAGTAGGAGTAATAAAACCCCTATCTACTATACTTTTATAATTATCACTTATTAACTTTTTCATTAGAATAAGCTTTTTTGTTCTGCTGCCTCTTCAAATCTATACTTAGCTTCGTTTAGGTTAATCTTAGCTTGTTTAAAGTAAGAATCTTTTAACTCTATTCCTATGGCTTTTCTACCTAATGAAACAGGACTATAAACCTCAGAACCTACACCCATAAAAGGAGTAAAAACAACCTCACCCTCATTAGAATATAATTCTACTAATCTATCAATAACATCTAACTGCAATGGGTGTACGTGCTTTTCGTCATCTTCTTCTCTTGAATCTCTAAACGGTAAAACATTATCTAACCTAACATCATCCCAAACACTAGACGCATACCTTTGCCAGATATAATGAGATAGTTTATTGCTCTTTGGGTCTTTATGGTCTTTAAATTCTCTGTTTAAATAATCCCATAATTGAGCCTCATTTAAATCTGATTTATTAGCATTATTCCATGCTTGTAAAATATTAGGTAGTATTGGTGTAGCACCGAAATACTTTTTTAATCCTTCTGGATTCGTTACGGGTACTTCATTAACACCTTTTTTAGTAAATATTAAAACATAGTCAGGCATAGCCGTAAAGCACTTTGTAGAATCTTCTACTATAAACTTATGCATTAAACTTTGCACCATTGTACGCATACGAACCTTTAAAGGCTCTTTCCATATTGTAATACGATTACGATATTCAAAACCGTACTTTTGATGTATTTTTATTATCTCATGGGGAAAGTCCCATAATCTACAAATATTATCAAAAACATCTGTACAGTGTACGGCTGTTATTCTACCATCTTTTGTAACTCTTGCAACCTCTTTAACTAAAAATTCATATTGCTCTAAAAACTGTTCTTTACTTTCGCAATTACTAAAATCATTATCACTACTTGAATAGTTATAAAGTCCAGCGAATGGAGGAGAATAGATTGATAGGTCTATTGATTTATCTTCTAATGTTGGTAATACATACATACAATCACTATTATAGATTGCGTAATCTTCTGTTACTAATTGATCTTTTACGTTGTTCATTGTTTTAAAATTTAGGTTTAATAATTTCGTTGTCAAATTGTTTAATTGTTTCTGAAAATACAGAGTTTACATTTTTAGTTAAATTTTCATATAGTTGTATCGCTTTTTCTGTTTTTTGTTGTAATGCCTCTAATACTCTAGTTTGACCATCTGATATAACTAAATCAATAGTAACATTACTTTTTTGTCCAAACCTCCAAAATCTTCTAATAGCTTGATAATACTGCTCGTAAGAATAAGTAGGAAAAAAAACAGAATGGTTACAATGTTGCCAATTTAATCCCATACCAGTCATCTTAGCCTTAGTAATTAATCTTTTAATTTTACCGTTAGCAAAGTCCATTAAAATACTTTCCTTTTTTTCAATAGACATACTACCAGTTATCTCAACGGCTTCAGGGTCTAAACTAGATATCAAAGAGCTTTCATCATTAAGGTTAACCCAATATACTGAGGTTTTACCCTTTGCTAATTCAACAGCTTTTTGACATCTATCTTTTAATGTTACTTTTTGCTCGTGCCTTATCTCTCTAAATGACTTAGCAACAAACGTAAACATCTTAATTTGCCCGTCTACATCTACTGTACATTTGTTTTCTACTACGTGCTTATTGGTTATTAATTCAGGTAACTCATATCTAGAATTATCATAACCTAAATCGCTAGGCATTTTTACCATAATTGACCACTGGTTAACCCATGCAAAAAAGCTTTTTTCTGCGTGAGGTTTTAAGTAATATTTCTCTCCAATGTTTTTAGATTGCTTTGCTATACTAGCCATGTTGTTTTTAAAAAACTTAGTAAGCATATCCATGTAACCCATGTAACCTAAAGCCTCTGAGCTAGTGCCTAATTCTATAAAGTCATTAGGCGAGGGAGTAGCAGTTGATAAGAATCTAAAGGGTATTTTTTTAACAAAGCTTGTTACCTGATTTTTAATCTTGCCGTCAAAGTTTTTAAGTATCGAGCTTTCATCTAATATAACACCTTTAAACTCCTTTTTATCAAAGTAGTGTAGCCTCTCATAATTACATATTACAATGCTCTTTGTATGTTTACCATCTTTAGAGTATTCTATATCTGTTATACCTAACTTTTCAGCCTCTAAAATAAATTGAAAAGCAACAGCTAAAGGAGTTAATATTAATACTTTTCCACCTGTATGATTAACAATGTTTTGAGCTATTGATACTTGCATTAAAGTCTTACCTAATCCAGTATCTGCAAAGATTGCCATTCTACCTTTTTTAACTGCTTTCTCTATTATAGCTTTTTGAAAATCAAACGCTATGTCAGGAATATAATTAGCATCAAAACCGAACTCACCGATAGTATGCTTTTTGTTTTCTAAAAATTGTTGATAGTTCATAGATAGTATTGTTTAACTTTTACAAATTCGCCATACCTGTTAGGTACATCTAACCATTCATCTTTAATCTCTGTACCCTCTTTTCTAAGGTCGCAAACTCTGGATGCTAATCGGTAAATACCTAGCTCATTCCAAGCTTTTAAAGGGTTAATTTTGTTTCCTTGCTCTAAGTAGTTGAGCAGTCTTTTGTTTTGATTCATAATAATTGTTTGTTTAGTTAATGCAATAATAATAATAATTTTCTAATATTAAAACTTTAAAGATTGATTCTCTAATTTTAGTTTGTAAACCTGTTCCCTAAGATGTCTATTCTCTTCTTTTAATCTAGTGTTTTCTTCTGTAATGGCTGTTGCCTCATCATAAACTGCATCAGTATAAAATTCAAGCTCTGCTACTGAATAAATAGCACTTTCTGTTAATGTTGCTAATGGGTTATCTGTCATATTTTTATCCTCAAAGTTTCTAAATAATCTCCTTAAAGCAATATCGTAAGTTTCTAGCGACTGTTTAACCTCTAGGTATACATTACCACTAAAAATACTTTTAGAGTCCTTAAACATCACGAAAATAGGCAATAAATTGATTTCTGGTTTGTTACTTAACATAGTTTGTTGTTTTAAAATGGTAAATCATCAGCCTCATCATATCCTGTACTCATTTTGTTCATTTTTTGATGTTGCTCAGTTTTTGGTATTAAATCTAATTGCTCAGGCTCTTTGTCATAAGTTTTTTGTAATGGGTTTTGATTGTTAATGAAATAAGCGCAATGATTAACCCATCTCAACTCTATTGGTTTATCTCTAGGTGTTACGCATCCACCTGTAATAGTTTCCTTAACCTTTCTAACGTGAAGCTCTCCAATGTTCCATCTCTCACTATGTTGAGTCATTCTGTGAATAGTCCAAAAGTCATCTGCTCTGTTTGCAAATTTTTGACCTCCTTCAGTATCAGCTTTCTCAGGTGCTGATAAATGCCCCTCGTAAATATGGTCTTTTGGGTATCTGTTTCGAGCTGCTTGAGTAACTAAGTGAGCATTTACAAAAACATTAGTATTATTTTGCTCTCCAAAGATTCTAAGGTTAGCACAAATATCATAATCCTCTTGATGTTTGTTAGATGTTTCAGTCATTAGCGAGTTAAAAGGATCAACTAAAAGCCCATCATGATGTTTTTTAGATGCTATGTCTAAAATATCATAAGCTGTGTATCTTTTGTTGTTAGGGATAAACTCAAAATAATCAGATATTTCATTTAAAGTATGTTGAAATCCTTTGTCATCAATCGTATAATCCTTATCTAATCTTTTTCCAGTCCAAAAGTTAAATATTTTAAATACTTGGCTTCTAACTGTATTTTCAGAACTATAAATTAAATGCTTTTTACCGTGAATCTTTGACATACAAACAAAGTACCAAAGAAGCACATCTGTTTTACCTACGTTATCATGACCGTTAACCATGTTAAACTGCCCCTGTTTCCACTTGATATGATTATCAAAAGACTCTACGCCTATTCCTAGCCCTGTATCTACTTTGCCGAGTCTAATTTCATCTAAACCTTGAATCTCGTGAAAAGGCTTTGAGTAATAATTTTCCATTTGTTTTGTTTTCTGCTATCAAACTACTTGCTACCTGCTATCCATGGAGCAGATTCGTTTTGATTTGTTTGTTTAGGTTTCGAGGTTGAGTTACACCAATTCCAAAACCAAGATATGATATTCCCGTATTGTTTGTTTCTAAATTCATCAGAATCTTTTTTAATTTCTAAGAATCTTTTTAAATGATTTGTTAATTCATTTTTATTCGTTTTGTAAATTATTTCATTTTGCTTGTAATCTGTTTCTAAAAATCTATCAATAACCCTTTTTATTTTAATATTAATACTATCTATATCATTATCATTAACAGTATCAGTAACAGTATCAGGTTTTTTTGGGTTTTTTGGGTTACCAAAATATCCCACTGGGTTTTTTTGGGTTTTTTGGGTTTTTTTAGGTCGCCCACCTAGAGCCCCATTGACTTTATTTCTCTCTTGAATCTTCTCATATTTCTTTAAATCACGTTTTAGCTGTTGTTTTATAGTTTCAAAAGTTGCGTTAATAACCCAATCATCAGATTCAGGGTTTTTGTCATTTACATACTCAAAAATGTGTTTTATGAGCTTTCCAGCGAACTCATCAGGTAGTTGTGAAAAAGTATGAATGTAATCACAATAGAGTATAAAACTCTTCTTATTTTTTGCCATTTTTATTACTTAATAGTTTTTTTATTTGTTTTAAATCGTTTATTAATTCTTTATCACCTGAAGCGAGTAAACGTACAATTTTTCCCTTACCGAAACTAACAGAACTAGTAGGACATTCTAAATAATTAGAAATATATTTATGTTGTTTGTTTAGATGGAAATCTGCAATATAGAAAAATATTCTACGAGCGTATACAATATTATTCAATCTTGATTTAAAAAAAAAATCTTTAGACTCTAAATCAAAATAATTCATTATCACCAGTTTTAAAAAGTCTAACTCTTCACTGTGCATACCTCTTTAATTATATGGTTTTTCTCTTCATTTTTAGCCTCAATATAAATATTTAAAATATTGGTAATACTATCAATATCTTCTTTTATGTTATCAAGGTTTAGATGTAATAAGTCTTTAATGACTCTATAACCATTTAATACGGTTGCGTGATCACGGTTAACCCTCCTGCCGATAAATATAGTGCTGTTTTTGGTGAGATTTCTGCTAAGATAATAGAATATACCTCTAGCGTTTACTAAGTACCGTAAACGGCTTCTAGACATAAACTCTTTTTCGGTAATTTGATAATGACATAGAACAGCATCAATAATTAATTCTATTTTTTGTTTGTCAAATATACTAGCATTGTTCTTTTTAAAGTAGTTAGTAACATCATAGAAATCAAAGCCTTGCTCAAATAGTGTGAAGGCTTTATAAAGGTCATTTTCAGAGTAAATCATTTGTTGTTAAAGGTTTTTGTATTTAAATAATCTGTTAATATTATTTTCAATGTCAGTATAGGTATTTTTTAGGCTGTTAATTGTTTGGAAGGCTAGGAGCTTAACATCATCCTCTTTAAAGTTAGCTTCTTTTAACTCACTTTCAAAGCTACCTAATGAACTTGCAAAAATCAAGAATGCGTGTTCTAAATCATTTAAATCTTTCATGTTAATAAGTTTTTTAATTGTTTGTTTAATCGTTTTAATCTTTCTTTCCTGTACTCTAAACTCTGTGTATATCCTGTGTAATCTCCATTAATTATGCCTATCTCACAAAATTTTATTTGCTCTTTGATATACATTATATCAAACTGTTTTTTCTTTTGTTGATTCATTTTGTTTAATATCTTCTGTAACTGTAAAATTTCTTTTTAACTGGAGCTGTTCTGTGATCGGTGTATTCTCTTAATAAGCTCTTACAAATGTCATCAAATCTAAAAAGGTTATTAGTAGGATTATTCCATTCTATATCTAATCCTTTTTCTTTAATAGCGTTGTTAATTATTTGGTGAAAACCGTCTAAAGCTATACAGTCACAAATCATTACCTGTTCTCTATTATAGTCTGTTTCAGCAGCTACTTGTTTAGTGTAGTCCTCAATGACATCTGAGTAAGTTCTATCAGTGTAACTAGTTGGAGAGTTTAGTGCTGTTCTAGATTGCCATGATGTGGCTTTTTCCTCTGTTGTTAAAAGACCTAACTTGATTAAAAGTTTATCTGTTAATTGTTCATAAACAAATGGAAAATAGTTTCTCTTAATTTCTGGTTTTAGTTTTTCTAAGTTAATCATGATTGTTTTGTTTTTAGTTGTTTAATAACCCTTTAATTCTGCTTCAGTAATAAATTCAATTACATTTAAAATAGCATCAGCTTTGTTAGTATATTCTGATGTTTTCTTTGAATAAAACTCAGCCATAGCACTTTCTTTATAATCTTTAAATTGATTGTAATCTTTAGTGTATTCATTAACAAACTCTGAATAGTGCTTATGCATTCTTTCTAAATAAATTTTAATCTGTTCTTTTTCCATGATGTTTGATTTTTAAATTGTTTCGTTTAATCAAATATAGTAATAAATTTCTAATACAAAACTATTGAGCAAAAAAAAAGGTAAAAAATTAATTTTACCCATTTTGTAGACTAGATTATCTCCTTATTTTTATAAAGGTAATATAGTAAATTTTACTCTAGGATTCTCTTTATCTAGGTGTTTTTTTGCAATAATCTCTAAACACTTATTATCGTTAGTTATAGCTCCAGCTTTTTGCAAGCAATCTAAAACTACTTTTAAACTATTATCTAAATCAGGTCTACGGCTATCATAATAAACATCAATAATAAATTTAAAATTACTTTCTATTAGATCATACTTATAATTTAACATCTGAACCATAAAACTATTCTCATAGCTTTTAAGATGCTTTTGCTTTCCTAGTGAACATCTATTACCTAGCCTAATTACTTTATAACAATTACTTTTTGATGGGCAGTTACCATTAATTATGTAGCTTTGCATCTTCTTTTTCTTTTCTTAAAACGCTTATATCTTGCTGTATTGAGCTAATAGTATCTCGCATCAAATCAAATTGGCTTTTAACCTTCCTGTAAAGGGCTTCTGCTTCTCCTTCATCAACTCTAAATTTATAGGCTTTTAGTTCTGCTTTCATTTCAGCTTTAGAGGCACTATCACCATCTTTCATAAATATTAATTTACTTTCTGCTGTGTTTCTTTTTCTAAAATTATAAGCCTTGTTATATTCACCTAAAGCATCACCCACTAAAACTGAAAACCTAAAGGAGTAGCCTATTAATTTTTGCTTTGCGGATGTCAATAAGTCACCATCTTTAACAGAAAAAGAGTACCAGCTTATAACTTTGCTGATACCCTCTGTTAATTCATCTATCTCTTTACTATCCATTAGAAAGGTAGATCATCTTTAGCACTAGTATCTACTTGTACTGATGGTACGCTTTGAGCGTTATCAGGTTTCCAAGTGTTAATAGCAGCATAAGCTTTACCGCTTTTACCTACTTTTAAATCTAGGTTTATCCATTCATCACTTTTACCGCTTAACCATTTTACTAAATCAGCTCTTTTAAGTGATAAGCTACCTTTAACAAAATCGGGCGCACCCTCTCTAGGTAGTTTGTAAATCAATCCGTCAGGAAATTCTAAGTTATTATCCATAATCTATCTATTTTTATTTTTAAATTGTTGGTCTAAATCTGGTATTTTATTATTATTTAAAATTGTTATAATCTCATTAGCTCTATCACTTGTTAATGATGAATTGTCTAAATACTCTTTTAAGTATCCACCTAGCTCATCACCATCAATATAAAACTCGTGTCTATTTGTTTCTAGCAAATCTTCTAAGGTATCTAATTGATTCCAGTCTGCATACTCTTCAAAAGGATTAAAACACATAATTAAGCTTTTTTAAATGATTCGCTCTCATCCTCTCCAAATACTCCATGCTCATACATACCCATGATTTTAAGTACAGCCCTACTAAAAGCCCTCTTTTCAGCCATCTCGGCAACATACCAAGTATTGGTACTTCCATCTTTATGAGATTGACCTTTTAAAGCACTCCCATAAGTTTCTACATAAGCCTCAGACCTTTTTGCAATAGCTTTAACTACGCAAAAGTTAGCCTCGCATTTCTCAAGAATATAATTAATAACTATTTTATTATTTGCTTGTATCTTTTCAATACCAGACCTAGTTATTATTGTGTAATGTTGATGTTTAAAGAAATCTTCTTTTGTTAAGTTATTCTCTCTAAAAACCTTAGTTAAAAAATCTTTTTTTGTTAGTCCTGTTGCCATTGTTTTTTATTTATAGTTATTGTTAATTCTGCTTCTTCGTTAAAACTCTTAATGCATTGTGATAGCTTTTTAGCTGTGCTGATTAAGCTTTTCTTTTCCTGATGAACAACTACGTTATCGTGTCTATTACTAAGCTTCTTAACATCTCTAATGCTATCTGCTAGCTCTTTGTTTGACTTGTGGGAGTTCCTGTGTAGAAACTCCCCTAAATTTAACTTTTCCATTGTGTGTGATTTAATCGTTAATGTTTGTAAAGTTCATTCTCATCTATGTGATTTTTAATATCACTTTCTATTAAGTCTTTAATTGTTTGTCTATGATGTTCAGTAACTCTGAAAGGCTTGTTATCTAAAAAGTAATAAGCATCAATATCATCAATCTCATATTCAAAATCATAAGACCAAGTATCAGGTACAAAGTAATCTTCTTTAGAATATACTACATCTGTAATATTAAAATCAAAATTAAAATTAATGATTATGTCGATCCCGTTAATATTATAATCACAGGTAGCTGTTAAATCATTAAAATCTAAATCAAAAGAATAAACTGGTAAATCTGTTGTAAAAGTTTTCATATCTGTTTGTTTTGTTGTTAAGTATATCTACAAATATAGTAATAAATTTCTAATACGGTACTATACGAAATCTAATAAAATTTTAATATCGTGAGGAGCTGGAGCTTTGCCACCGAAATAAGGAAAAAGAAACTTACCTAGCCAGTATGATCTATGAGCTTTTATCCTTAGTTTATTAAACTGACCAATCTTAACAGTATCAAAGTGTTTTTGTATTCTCACACCTTGAATATATTTGTAAGTATAAAGCTTTATTCTATCTTTTTTAGCTGAGTATCTCCAGC